GAGGTTCTTAAATCAATTGCCAGATTCGAGTTTTAGATCATCCACTTATCACCATGTTGTTTCTTGATTTCAGTAAATGAAATTTTATTCTTTACATAATCGTCAAGAAACTGTTCAGGTGTTGTGGCAGTTGATGTCTTGACTGTGTAAGCCAGTGCAATGTCTTCAATATTTGTCAAGGCATCTTTAAAGGAATCTTTTGACATAGTTTCACCTTCTTTCGTATGAATTGGTGTTGGTAGCACCTACGGAAATTATAGGGTGAAATGGTGAGGACTACAAGAGAAAGGAGAGTGAGAGCGATGAGCAGAGCAGTCAAAGACATACAGGTAATAGGTGTCAGGGAGATTGGCCGGTTGCCGTATATAAGTAAGGCGCAGATGATGCATATGTTTAAGATGTCATCGGCTACAGCAACCAGACGTATAGCAGATCTTGACAGATATGTCCAGTCTGGCAGATATGGACCATACACCATACTGGATGGTGCCGGAGTAACAAGGGTCAATGTGCTTGCCTTGGTGGATTATCTGAAGTACAAGAAACAGCTTGACGCTGGCAGACGAGTGCCGCCGTTCGACATAAATAAGGTAGCAAAAGAAGCCGTCATAAACTGGGATGAATTAGATCCCTGACAATAAAAAAGCACCTTTGGAATAGCAGTTCCGCCGGTGCATAGAAAAATACTCAAGAAAATCATAGCAGAAAAGGGGAAGAAAAGCAATGAAGAGGAAGAACTTAGACACAAAGGCTGTCAAGGCCGTGAGCCTTGTAATAATGAGCATTTTGTTTTTGCTGTTGGCATACAACATCATATTCAATGCAGAAGTGCTGCTTGCACTGCCGGCGGTAGGATTGGTGGCGTACTTGCTTGGAACCGTGTTCACGGAGCTGGGACTTTATGGCGTGCTTGAACTTATGAACAGCATTGAAGATGCCAGAGAAGAATAGAACGTGGTTGAGATGAAAGTGCTCGGAAGCCATGAAGAGTGGCTCAGGGCAAGGACCAAGATAGGCGGGTCGGATGCCTCGGCGATCTTTGGGATGAGCCCATACAAGACCAATGTGGATTTGTTCAAGGAGAAAGCCTACGGCATAGAGCCTGAGGACATATCAGACAAGCCTTATGTCAAGTATGGAACAGAGGCAGAAAAGCATCTGAGGGAGTTATTCAAGTTGGATTATCCACAGTATCAAGTTGGATATGTGGAAAACAACATATTCACGAATGATAAGTACCCATGGGCGCATGCAAGCCTTGACGGATGGCTTATGGACCGGGATGGACGCAATGGTGTGCTTGAGATCAAGACCACAGAGATCCTGCAGTCAAGTCAGAAGAAAAAATGGGATAACAGAGTGCCAGATAACTATTACATACAGGTGCTTCATTACTTGATGGTGACAGAGTTTGAATATGCGGTACTCAAGGCACAGCTCAAGTTTGAAATTGATGGAGAGGTATATTTGCAGACCAAACACTATCCGATAGAGCGGTCGGAGGTAGAGGATGACATCCAGTATCTTATTGATGCTGAGAGAGAGTTCTGGGAGAGCGTACAGGCTAAGAAAGAGCCACCGCTGATACTTCCGGAGATATAGGAGAGATGCAATGTATTACAACGAATGTCCACAGTGCGGTGCTTGCCTGGACCCGGGCGAACACTGTGACTGCGAGGAAGAGAGACAGCGACAGACAGCACGCATTATGGCAATGGTGCGAGAGAACAAGGAGAGTCACCAGATGGAGCTGGTGCTGAATTAGGAGGTTAAAAATGGAATTAAGAGTTAATGAGGTAGCGATACCAGAGAAGATTGATTTTAACTATGAGGAGCTCAAGGCTGAGCTTACATCTAAGGTCTCATTTTATGAGACGCTTGTCTACACAGATGACCAGATCAAGGACGCAAAGGCAGACAAGGCCAATCTGAACAAGCTGAAGAGAGCCCTCAATGATGAGCGCATCAGAAGAGAGAAAGAATACATGCAGCCGTTTAATGTGTTTAAGGCTCAGATCAACGAGATCATAGGCATTATAGACAAGCCTATAGCGGTGATAGATGAACAGGTCAAGGCATTTGACGAGAAACGCAAGGCTGAAAAGCAGAAAGCCATTGAAGAGCTGTTTGCGACTATCGGCTTCCAGAACTTCGTAACGCTTGAGAAGATACAGGATCCTAAGTGGTTGAATGCTTCGGTATCAATGAAGAGTATCGAAGATCAGATGAGGTCAAAGATGTATGAGATCGGCAACGGAGTGCTTACACTCAGCCAGCTCCCAGAGTTCGGCTTTGAAGCTACAGAGGTATTCAAGGAGACATTAGACATCAACAAGGCCATCTCAGAGGCTAAGAGGATGTCGGAGATAGCTAAGGCAAAGGCTGAAGCTGAGGCAAGGAGAAAGGCTGAGGAAGAGGCACGAAAAGCAGCAGAAGAGGCAAGGAGAAAGGCTGAGGAAGAGGCACGAAAAGCAGCAGAAGAGGCAAGACGAAAGGCTGAGGAAGAGCGCAAGGCACAGGAAAAGGTTGCCGAGGAGCAGAGAGCCGCAATGGCAAAGGCTATGACACCACCAGTACAGGAGTCACAGCCGGAACCACAGAAGATGGTAGTCAAGTTTGAGGTTGAACTTACAACGGATGATGCAGCAGCCTTGAGAGAGTTCTTCCAGAGCAGAAATATAACATTTAGAGCGATTAAGTAGGAGGTAACAAGATGATTAAGTCAGAAACAGGAACAGTATCAATGAGAGGAACAACACCGGTTCTTGTATCGGAGTTGGCATTTATGGTGAAGGGAATGAGAGAATCCTTTGCTAAAGAGTATGGAGAGTCAGCTGCAGAAGAGCTGATAAGCAGAGCAATGGAAGCATCCAGAGCTGAGGGAGACCTTGACGAGATTATGAAGGGGCTTATAAATGATACGTTTGACATATTGTCCAAAGCAAGAAGCAACAGGGACAACACAGGGGAAATGCCACAGGCTCTGAAAGCGGTACTGCGCAAGATGTTAGAAGATACGATTATGCATTAGGAGGATCAAGATGATTGTATTAAATAAAGGTTCAGTACAGTTGGAAGGGTCAACAATAATGTTGATCGCTGAAATGATAACAGCCATAAGCGGAGTGCGATCTATCGTTGAAGAAGATTTTGGAACAGATGTGGCAAATCAGTTTATAGACAAGGCTGTAGAGATTGCAAAGCAGAATAACAGCGAGATTGATATTTTAGAATTGGCAACCGAGTTAGCGGAGGTAGAAAATAATGGCAGTAAATAACAGTTTAGTAGCAAAAAGTAAAGCACAGCAGAATCTGGGAATTACAGAGTATCTTACAAAAGATGCAATCAAGAATCAGATCAACAAGGTGGTTGGTGGAAAGAATGGACAGAGGTTTATATCTGCTATCGTATCAGCATATAATACCAACCCTACACTTCAGGAGTGCACGAATCAGTCGATTCTTTCAGCTGCACTTCTCGGTGAGAGTTTACAGCTTTCACCATCTCCACAGCTCGGACATTATTACATGGTCCCATTCAACAATACAAAGACTGGTGTCAAGGAAGCTCAGTTCCAGATGGGATATAAGGGATATATTCAGCTTGCGATCCGTTCCGGTCAGTATAAGAGACTGAATGTTGTCGCTATCAAGGAGGGAGAGCTTGAGTATTTCGATCCACTCAACGAGGACATCAAGGTTAATCTCATGGTTGATGATTGGGACAAGCGTGAAGAGGCTGAGACAATCGGCTACTATGCAATGTTTGAGCTTGTGAACGGATTCAGAAAGACAATGTATTGGAGTAAGGCTCAGATGCTTGCTCATGCGGACAAGTATGCACCGGCATTCTACAAGTACGCTGGAAAGGTCAATACAAAGTACGGAGAGAAGCAGAGAGTATCATATGCTGACTATGAGGCTGGCAATTATGATCCGAGAGATTCATGGATGTATTCATCATTCTGGTACAAGAATTTTGATGGAATGGCTTACAAGACAATGCTCCGTCAGCTAATCAGTAAGTGGGGAGTAATGAGCATAGATCTCCAGAAAGCATTTGAGGGTGACATGGCAACCTTGGACGCTGAGGGACATCCTACATACGTTGAGAATGACAATGATGAGTATGTGGAAGCCACAGCAACAGAGATGAATGAACCAGAAGCACAGGCTCCACAGGCAGAGCCACAGGATACTCAGAACAATGCTCAGAATACACAGAACAGTGTTCAGAATCCGCAGCCGGCACCGGCAGAAAATCCACAGCCAGAGATGAACGCTGCCGAGGCGGCACTGTTCGGAAGTTTCAAGTAGTAGGTTACATTGACATTACATAATACATCACAACACGCAGCGTAATGTCTTAGCATATATCCCTGTTGCTCTTATTTTAGGGCGACAGGGGGAAAGGAGTAACAATGGCTTGGAACAGATCACGAGCTAAATACGGCAACAGGAAGGTTGTTGTAGACGGCATCACATTTGACAGCAAGAAAGAAGCTCAGAGATATACAGAACTGAAGCTTCTGGAGAAAGCTGGCAAGATAACCGGTTTACAGCTCCAGCGTGAATTTGAACTGATACCAGCTCAGAGAGAAAAGACAGACCAGATATACACAAAGGGACCTAATAAAGGCAAATTCAAGCCAGGAAAGGTTATAGAACAGAAGTGTTCATATAAGGCCGACTTTGTGTACTGGGAACTGGAAAACAACAGCATGGTTGTGGAAGATACAAAGGGCATGAGAACAAAGGAATACATCATAAAGCGCAAGTTGATGCTTTATAAGTATGGAATAAGGATCAAGGAGGTGTGAGCCACATGGGAAATAAAGGGAGCTTTGTCTTTTATACCGAATATAGAGAGCATTTGTCGATGCTGCCACCGGAGCAGGTCGGCGAGTTAATGTTTGCTCTGATGGACTACCAGGAGACAGGCGAAGTTCCGGATCTTCCAAAAGGTAGTGCACTTGCCATGTGTTTTTCTTTTATCAAGGCACGCATGGACAAGGACAACTCCAAGTATGAGGAAAAATGTGAGCGCAACAGATCAAATGGCAAGAAGGGCGGCAGACCTACAAAGGAAACGGATAATTCTGAAACCGAGGAAAACCCAAATAAACCGAATGGTTTTACTGAAAACCGAACGGTTATTTCTGAAACCGAGGAAAACCAAACCGAACCCAGAAAAGCCGATAATGATAATGAATATGATAATGATAGTGATAATGAGGAGTATATACATACTCCTACTAAGGCACGTGCATGCGCACATGCGGAGGTAGAGAAGCCACGTAAGAAGTCTGAACCGGTCAAGTATAGCGATGATCCAGAGCTGGACGAGGCTATTCATGAATACATAAAGTTTCGTAAGGGTATCAAGAGTCCCATGACCGATAGAGCAATCACATTGACTATAAACAGGCTCAACAGTCTATCACACGATAAGAATGAGCAGATAAAAATAATCAATCAGTCTATTATGCGTGGCTGGAAATCAGTATATCCGCTTGAGGATGACGGCAAGAGCCGAGGGCAGCCACGGAACGTGAATCCAAATGGATTTGCAAACTTCAAACAGACAGATCATTCTGAGCAGCTTGGACAGCTTGAGAAGATGCTGGCTGATGAGCTGAACAATAATAAATAACACATGAAAGGAGCCGAACCTCCGGCCGGGGTAATGCTATAGCGGGTTCCTGAGAAGTGAATGACATACAGAGAGTTTTTAGAGAGCAAGATAGAGCTTGCTACTGACAGCGGCTTTGAGGTCGATAAGAGCCGCATCAATAAAGCCCTAAAGCCACATCAGAGTGATGCGGTAGCATGGGCGCTGAAGGGTGGACGTAGAGCCTTGTTTGAGTCGTTCGGACTTGGCAAGACTGCACAGGAAATTGAATTCTGCCACCTTGCAGCAGAACATACCGGCGGTAGAGCGTTGATTGTATTACCGCTTGGAGTTAAGCAGGAGTTTACAAGGGATGCTGTGGAGCTCCTGGGCTATGAGAAGCCAGAATATTGCCGAACCATGGAAGAGGTTGAGGCAAGCACAAGTCAGATCGTTCTGACGAACTATGAGAGAGTGAGAGACGGAGATATAGATCCATCGTATTTTGCGGCAACCTCACTTGACGAAGCATCCGTGCTTAGATCATTTGGATCTAAGACATACCAGACGTTCCTTGACAAGTTCAAAAATGTACCTTACAAGCTCGTAGCGACCGCTACACCATCACCGAACAAGTACAAGGAGCTTATACACTATGCTGGATATCTTGAAGTCATGGACACAGGACAGGCACTTACAAGGTTCTTTCAAAGGGATTCAACCAAGGCGAACAACCTGACACTGTACCCGAACATGGAGGATGAGTTCTGGTTGTGGGTAAGTAGCTGGGCGCTGTTCATCACAAAACCTTCAGACATCAACCCTGATTATTCCGATGACGGCTATGTGCTTCCACCGCTTGATGTGAGGTGGCACGAAATACCGATACACTACGGAGATTCAGTTGACAGGGACGGCCAGATGGAGCTTTTCACGCAGGCAAGCACAGGACTTAAAGAGGCAGCCAAGATCAAGCGTGAGAGCATAGATGCCAGAGTCGAGAAGATGAAGGAGATAGTTGATAGCTCTCCGGAGGATCATTTCATTCTGTGGCATGACCAGGAAGCAGAAAGACATGCAATAAAGGCAGCATTGCCGGAAACCGTGGACATATACGGATCCATGGACTACGACCTCAGAGAGCAGAGAGTCATAGACTTTAGCGATGGCAAGACAAGGCTATTTGCTACCAAGAAGTCAATCAGTGGTTCAGGATGTAACTTCCAGCGGTTTTGTCACCGGGAGATATTTGTTGGTATTGATTATGAGTTCAATGACTTCATACAGGCTGTGCATAGGTGTTACAGGTTCCTGCAGCATGACACAGTAGTTATAGACATCATCTACATGGAGAATGAGCGTGAGATCAAGGATGCACTGATCGAGAAGTGGAAGAATCACAATCACATGGTTAAGAAAATGATCGAGATTGTGAAGAAGTATGGCCTTGATTCGGCGAACAAGACAGAGAGACTGGAAAGGAAGATGGGTGTGGAAGGTACAAGAGAAGAGAGAACAGTAAGAGGCAAGCACTATGAGGCTGTGTATGGCGACTGTGTGGAAGAGACAAGGGCAATGGAGAGCAACAGTGTTGACCTGATACACACATCAATACCATTTGGCAACCACTACGAGTATTCAGCAAATTATAACGATTTCGGACACAATCAGGATACAGAGAGGTTCTTTGAACAGATGGACTTCCTGACGCCGGAGCTCCTGAGGGTTTTGAAGCCGGGAAGAGTGGCGGCCATCCACGTTAAGGATAGAGTGTTGTTTGGAAATGCTACCGGCACAGGAATGCCGACTATTGAGCCATTCCACGCTGACTGCATAGAACACTATATGCGTCATGGATTTCAGTATTTTGGGATGATAACAGTGGTTACGGATGTTGTAAGAGAGAATAACCAGACATACCGGCTCGGATGGACTGAGCAGTGCAAGGACGGCACCAAGATGGGCGTGGGATGTCCGGAATACATTTTGTTGTTCCGCAAGCTGCCAACAGACCACAGTAAGGCATACGCTGATGATCCGGTTACAAAGTCCAAGGATGAGTACACAAGGGCACAGTGGCAGATAGATGCTCACGGATACTGGAGAAGTTCAGGAGACAGGCTGATAAGCAAAGAGGAGCTTGAGGGTGTATCTGTGGATAACTTACAGAGAGTGTACAGACAGTACAGCAGAGAGCACGTATACAACTATGAGGAGCATGTGGCACTTGCAAAGTATCTTGATACTGACGGCAGACTTCCAGCTACATTCATGGTGGTAGCTCCGGGATCTTGGAATCAGCTTGAGGTATGGGACGACATCAACAGGATGAGGACACTCAACACGACACAGAGCAGACGAAGGGCAACGATGCACGTGTGCCCGCTGCAGCTTGATATTGTTGAGAGGATTATCAACAGGTACAGCAATCCGGGCGATGTGGTATATGATCCGTTCGGCGGTCTTATGACAGTACCAATGATGGCGGTGAAGATGCACAGATTTGGCAAGGGATGTGAGCTCAATCCGGATTACTTCAGAGATGGTGTTGGCTATCTGCAGTCCGAGGAGAATGAGGTTGACTCACCGACGTTGTTTGACTTTCTGGAGGTGGGCGACGATGGAAAATGATTTGGTTACTCGTATATTTGGCGAGGATGGAGAGCTTGACATTGATAAACCTGATGAAGGACTTGCCGAGTACAAGAAACGTAAGAAAGAAGCAAGAGACAGAATGATAATGCTCCAGAACCAGCCGTATGAAGTTAAGGTGCGGCGATCCAGACTTAGAGCTGAAGAGTTCATGGAGCAGATGCGGATACGAGACAAAACGGCTCATGTGAGTGTTGGCGGTCTTGACAGTATTACATTACACATATTCCTGAAGTCGATAGGGATCAATGTTCCAGCGGTCTCGGTTTCATCTCTGGAAGATAAGAGTATACAGCGGGTACATAAAGCTCTTGGAGTGACAATCCTGAACCCGCTCAAGACAAAAGTTGAGGTACTCAATGAAGTTGGGTTCCCGGTTATCAGCAAGAGAATAGCGGGAAAGATAGCGCTGCTTCAGAATCCGACTGAAAACAATAAGACAGTTCGACATGCAATAATCACAGGCGAATGTGGAGAGCTTGGACACTTCCAGAAGAACAGCCGCATGAAGTTGCCACAGAAGTGGCTTAACCTGTTTGGAGGATATGAGAACGAGAATGAAGGTGTTATGTATTACAAGCCAAATTTCAAGGTGTCAAATGATTGTTGCTATTGGCTGAAAGAGAAGCCATGCGATGACTGGGCTAAGGCTCATTCAAGCTATCCGTTCCTTGGCATGATGGCATCTGAGGGTGGACAGAGAGAAGAAGCTCTCACAGACCATGGATGCAATTACTATGGCAAGACAGTAATGAGATCAGCGCCATTTGCACCATACCTCAGAAATGACATATTGAGACTTGCTCAAGAGATGGACACTTGGTATCACGCACATACAGATGTGTTTGCAAAGCTTTATTATGAGCAGCCATACAGTAAGGATAAGGCTGGTAACACAATACCTTATGAACCGGTTGAGACAATCATACCGGCTATATATGGACGGATAGAGGATGACGGACACGGAAATCTCAGAACGACAGGAGCACAGAGGACAGGCTGCAGTATGTGCGGTTTCGGAATCCACATGGAAGAACGACCACACAGGTTTGACAGGCTCAGAGAACGGAACCAAAAGGAATGGGAGTTTTACATGTACAGGTGCTGCACGGATCCGAAGACTGGTGAGAAGTTCGGCTGGGGAAGAGTCCTAGATTATATCGGAGTGCCGTGGGAAGATGTACCGGCGGGACAGCTGAGTATATATGATTACCCGGAGGTGCTGCCATGATAAACGGAGAGCTTATCGTTGATAACTTCGCCGGAGACTGTGGAATACATCAAATCATGGAAAACAAGCACAAACACCATGGAGATAATCAGTTTATTAAATATATGAGCGGAATAGTAGTACATTGATAATTGAATAATGATGGTTGGAATGATACAATATTAATAAATTTTATATAACTAGGGGGGAGCTATATGGCATTTTTTATGAGCATTGTATCAGGTGTAATTTCAGGTGTTATATCATCTGTTTTTATGAACTTTTATTATTGGAACAAAAGTCCTAAAATAATTATATCAGACAAAATAGCAAAAAATGATAAAGATGAATATAGGGTAAAAATAGTTAACTTATCAAAATTTTATGTTACTAATGTTTTTATACAAGCGCAGTTAATAACGGTATATAATGGTAATGGAGGAAATATACTAAATGCTATCAATTTAGATATTCCGTACAAAAAGATACAAATAATTGCGCCTTATGATAAGAAAGATACTAATGCTACATATGCGGTTAGATTTATTTTACCTAAGGCTTTAGAAAATTTGTGGACTGAGGATGAACATACAAATTTAAAGTTATCTATATATTGCAGTAATGAACATAACAATTCTAGTAAATTATATGAACAAATTTATTATAAAAAGAATGATAGCATAAAGAAGGGTGAATTTGAATTTGGAAAATCTACAGAAATAAAATAAAAGATAAAAATACCAACCATCACTATTTAATGGTTGGTATTTTTTTGTGCAAAAATATGGATAAGGAAGAGACACATGACAGAATTTGAGATAGAGGCTACATTCAATGTCATCTGTAAGCCTGGGCGAATAGTGAGGATGTTTACTAATGCAGGCAAAGAGGATAACAGAATTTTAAAAGAGTGGAAGTGCTGGACCATCATTGATACATATGAACACCATGTTTTGATGAGGAGTGCACAGGGCTACCATGAGAGCTTCAGTAACACAGACATAAGAGAGTTGATCAGGAAGGGAGAGATACGATGGAGATAGTACCAGAGAGAGAACTGACTTGTAAGAGATGCAAGTATCATGACAGAGATGAGTCGCAGGATCCATGCACTCATTGCACCAAGAATGCGACAGATAACTTTGAGCCGATGACCAACGGTGACTACATCCGGTCGCTCAGTGATGCTGATCTTGCGCAGATAATCATGTGTCCGAATGAGATAGGGTTTGATGGCAATAAATGCACAGGGCATTGTTGTGAGTGTACCCGCAGATGGCTTGAGGCGGAAAGGAAGGTTGAGGAGTGATGAGGTTAATTAGTCAGAAAGGCTGGGGATATGTAGATGTTGAGTATGAAAACGGAACTATCACTATGCATTATAAGAGTGAAGGAACAAGAATAATATACAGTTGTGATAACAATTCAGAAAAATCCACAATTATGGCTGAATATAGTTCTATGGAAAAGGCAGAAAAGGTACTGGAAGATATGACGAAGGTGTATGGAAGTTACATATCGTATAATGGTGGCCATGGAATCCTAAAGGGTAGTGGCTATCAGCAGGCGTTCTGCTTCCTGCCACCAAAGGTGTTCCACTTTCCGGCAGACGATGAAGTGGAGGTGTAAGGATGGCACAGATTCCAAATGAGATCAAACAGGATCCGAACTGGGCAAGAGCAGTTCGGATCTCAAAACAGTATGCTGTAAGCACATACCCAGCTACCTGGGTATTGAACTTTATAAACGAATGGAACACGGCTGTGGCAAGGCTGAGAAGATAGGAGTGTGGGAATATGGAAGAGAGAGAAGCAATAGCCAAATTAAAGGAAACAACAGATTATAGATATTCACATTATGCCTATGTGAATGATACCGGAAAGGCATTTGATATGGCGATAAAGGCACTTGAGAAACAAGGACTAGAGAAACGTAAGTTAGAGAAATCAATGAGAATTGAGGTAAAAAAACTTATTGAGGAGCATCCAACAGTCTACGATGTGGACAAGGTTGTGGAGCAGTTAGAAAATGAGCGAAAGTTTTGGGAGAATGCATACGACAGTAATTTAGGAAAAGAGAAAGCAAGAAGTTATGAGCATGCAATCGAGATTGTGAAAGGTGGCGGTGTAGATGTCAATTAAACCGATTTTATTCAATACTGAGATGGTTCGGGCAATTTTGGACGGGAGAAAGAGTTGCACTAGACGAATTGTGAAACATGATGTTGAAGCGATTCTGAATAGTCCGTATCACAAAGAGCATCCAGAGGTGGAGGATGAGCAGATTATTAGCAAGTTATGTATACCGCCATATCAGCCGGGTGATATTTTGTATGTCCGGGAAACATTTATTCAGGCAGCAGCTAACATCTTTTGGTACAAGGCAGATGATAAATTATGGATGTCAAAAGATTTACTTTGGAAGCCATCCATTCACATGCCGAAAAAAGTCGCACGTATCTGGCTTAAGGTTACGGATGTGAGGGTGGAGCGGTTGCAGGAGATTACGGAAACACAGGCGCAATCTGAAGGATGCAATAGTGGATTGCTTACAGGAGCATGCACCGCAAGAGGACAATTTGAAGATTTGTGGAACTCCACCATCAAGAAATCCGACCTTGATTACTACGGTTGGAGTGCGAATCCGTGGGTGTGGGTAATAGAATTTGAACGATGCGAAAGAGGTGGAGTAGATGAAAGATAGATGCCTATTCAAGGCGAAAATTTGTAATGGGAAATGGGTAAGCGGATTTTTACATTGTAAGGAAAATAAATGGTATATCAACAATAAAGCAGGTTCGCCATTTGCATTTGAAGTGCGACCAGATACTATCTGTCAATGTACAGGTTTGAAAGACAAAAATGGCAGGCTGATTTGGGAGAATGATATTTGTAAATATTACAATCCAGAAGATAAGGATGGCGTTGGCATTATAAAAGATGATTATGTCTCTTGGATAAAAGGAATTATAGCTACAAAAGAGTTGATGACTCCTTTGTTTTACCTGAGATGTAGTGATGAATGGGAAGTCATCGGAAATATATTTGATAATCCAGAATTGATAAAGGAGAGGTGATACATAATGGCATATGCAGGCAAATGCGATAGATGCGGCGGGTTCTATGACCTGCCGTTTGAACACGGAGCGCCGATAAGGGCAAGTATGTTTGATATGTTCGAAGATGTGACGGGATCAAGAGATTTATGCCCGGACTGCATGAAGAAGCTCCGAAGCTTTCTTGACGGTGCAGAGCTCAATGATCCGGGAGTGATAGAGAATAAGGGACAGATAGGATTCAGAATGAAGATGGATCCTGACAACCATTTGATGAACAGATTCATGCGGAAGGAGTGAGCAGGGTGGCAAAATCAGATAGAAAGCTACACGAAGCAAGAATGGCGGGAGCCGCCTGGCTGATGAATGTCATCAAGACACAGGGCATGGAAGCGGCAGAGAAAGAACTCAAGACCAGAGGAGCCATGTTTGTTCCGCTTGAGGTCAACCAGAAGCAGCTTGACGAAGCTGTGTATAAAATCAAACTGAATACAATAGATTGTATTTTGATAATGAGTTGCATGGTACTTCGAGATGAATTTGATTTTGGACAGAAGAGGCTTGAGAGATTCTGCGAAAGATTTAATTTAAAGACTGATGCGCTGTGTGATGAAGAAATTATCTGGGATGATCTGATACAGACACTAAAGGAAGAAACAGGCTTGGAGTTCACTATCCGGGAGAACAAGTAGGAGGTGAGGCGGTGAAAGCGAAAGAGTATTTGAAACAGGTGGAGCTTCTGGATGTTAAGATCAGACAGAAGAAGATAGAGCTTGCAGGGCTCAAGGAAGATGCAACCTGTACAGGGGCATTTGATTATTCGGCAGAAAAGGTGCAGACAAGCGCCAAGGCTGATTCTATGAGCAATAAGGTGGCAAAGTATGTTGACCTTGAGAAGGAGATTCATGAGGACATAGAGCGGTTCACGGAGCTCAAGCATAAGATCATAGGACAGATACATATGCTGGACGAACCGAAGTACGTCAATGTATTGTTCATGAAATATATTGAATATAAGGACCTGAAGGAGATTGCCAAAGAACTTGATTATTCATATGGCAGGACAAAACATATACATGGTTTTGCACTTGAGGCATTTAGAATTAAGGTCTTGGAAAACTCAGCACCAAATAGCACCATTTAGCACCACATAGCACCTAGCAAACGTGGTATACTAGTATGGTAAAATTATATTGATTCATAAGGGACATGACCGTTTGCCATTTCGGTTGTGTCCCTTTTCTTGTGCCCAGTGGTTAAAAATGTAAACTCCTTAAGTTAAATGTGAAAATGTCGTTGTTGATTCTCTCCCCCACTGGGCTATTTTGTTTGAGGTGTGAGATATGAGTAAGATTAAAAGATTCGAGGTTGTGAGACCTGAATATAGTTTTGAATACATACATCCTGCACTTGGTAGATTGGCATTACCAATAGCCATGTTAAGGGTGATGGTTAAATGCACTAAGATATATAAACTTCAGCCGACTATAAAGCTGGGTGGGGAGGTAATAAGTGTGTGTAAACCGCTGTACAAGATTGTGATCCCGAAGAGAGTAAGAAAGGAACAGAAGTAATAGAGAGAAGGTGTGACATTATGGCTAAACTTACAGCTAAACAGCAGAGATTCTGTGATGAATACTTGATTGACCTTAATGCCACACAGGCAGCTATAAGGGCGGGGTATTCAAAGAAAACAGCATATAAGGCAAGTGATTGGCTGAATGAAAAAAGCCAAGAAAAACCAAGTTCAAAATTTAATAGAGCTATGAGGGAGTACATAGACAATAGACTGGCCGAGAAAGAAAAAGCGTTGATTGCTGATCAGAATGAGGTCTTAAAGTATCTCACAGCAACCATGAGACGAGAAAAGAAAGAGTGCATTGTTGTAACGACCAGCGAAGAACGTTCGATTTATGCTCCAGATGATAACGGCACAATGAGAAAACAGACAGTCAAGAAAGAGACGCCACAGATCGTGGAGATACCGGCAAGGCTGTCAGATGCCAATAAGGCAGCGGAGCTCCTTGGTAAAGCATATGGCTTATATACCGAGAAGGTAGAGGCTGATGTAGATATGGACCTCAACATCAACATCGACTACGGCGATGATGACGATACCGGCGGTGGTGGTGCTGATTGAATATTGACGTAAAAGCAAATCCGGGGTTCAAGGAAGTAGACCGGAGCAAGAAGCGATATATCGTGATGAAAGGCTCTGCCGGATCAGGGAAGAGTGTTGATACGGCACAGAATTACATACTGAGGCTGATGCAGGACAAGGGCAGAAACCTTGTTGCGATGCGAAAATCCGATATTACCAACCGAGACAGTACATTTGCTGAACTGACCGGCTCTCTTTATAAGATATTTGGAGATAAGGTTGATAATTATTGGAAAATCAACAGAAGTCCTCTGGTTCTCACATGCAAAAGCAATGGAAACCAGATCATTTTCCGTGGTATGAATGATGACAGGCAGCGTGAAAAGCTGAAATCAATCACATTCCCAAGGGGAAAGCTCACGGACGTATGGCTTGAAGAAGCAACAGAGTTTACACAGGCAGATGTGGAAATTATAGATGATAGATTGCGTGGAGAGCTACCACCAGGGCAGTTTTACCAGATAAGAATGACCTTCAATCCAGTAAATAAGAATCACTGGATAAAGAAGGTCTTTTTTGATAGATACGATCCCGATGTACTGACGCATCACAGTACATACCTGGGGAATCGTTTCATCGATGCGGCATATCACCGCCGTATGGAGCGTAGAAAGGAAGTAGACCCGGAAGGTTACAAGATATATGGCTTGGGTGAATGGGGTGAGATAGGCGGCCTGATACTTCATAACTGGGAAGTTGCTGAGGTATCTCAGAACCTCAATGATTATGATGATATTGCAGTAGGACAAGACTTTGGATTCAACCATGCCAATGCCATTCTTCTCCTTGGCATTAAGGATGACAACATATATATCATAGATGAGATATATGTGCATGAGAAAGAGACGGCGGAGATTATTCCACTGGCGATTCAACATGCTATACCAACGAATAAGACTATGTGGTGTGATAGTGCAGAGCCTGACAGGATAAAGACCTGGAAGGGTGCTGGCTATCGTGCAAAGGGCGTTGACAAGGGCGGTGCTGCTGGATCTGTCAAGGCTCAGATAGACTGGCTCAAAGGTGTGGTCGATAAGAATCACATTATACGACGAAGAATATATGTTGCTCCTCATTGTGTAAACACGATCAAGGAGCTGCAACAGTGGAAATGGAAAAAGGATGAAAAGACAGGCGAATATCTTGATGAGCCTGTACCGGTGATGGACGATGCAATGGCAGCTCTTAGGTACGGCATTGAGGGATGGCGTAAGCCTCGTTCATGGCTGTTTTAAATTGACATGAAGGAGATGGAAGAATGCTAACCCCTGACGAGATAAAAGAATTGATAGACAGTGATCGCACATCAGAAAAAAAGCAGTTTGCCCGGACAGGTGAAAGATACTATGACGGCGATCATGACATAAAGAAGTATAGAATGTTTTACTACAATGCGGACGGCGAACTGGTAGAGGACAAGACCAGAAGCAACGTGAAGATATCGCATCCGTTCTTCACAGAGCTGGTTGACCAATGCACCCAGTACATCCTATCAGGGGATGGCATTGTAAAGTCCAACGATCCTGAGCTGCAGAAACACATGGACAAGTATTTTAACAACAATGATGAGTTCATGTCTGAGCTTTCTGACGCTATCACAGATATGCAGGTCAAAGGCTTTGCGTATATGTACGCGTACAAGAATGCCAAGGACATGATGTCATTTGCAAATGCTGACAGTATCGGAGTTATTGAGGTAAGAGCTAAGGACACAGATGATGGCTGTGCATACACGATTTACCACTATACGGACAGGATAGACAAAGGGCACAAGACCATCGAGAGAATACAGGTCTGGGATGACAAACAGACATATTATTATGTCCAGGTTGATAATGGGACGGTGGTGCTAGATGACACTGAGCCAATCAACCCTAAACCTCACGTGTTATACACTAAGAATGGCGGAGATAAAAACACATACTTCGATGGATTTGGCTATATTCCATTCTTCCGGCTGGATAACAACAAGAAGCAGTTCTCAAGTCTTAAGCCTGTCAAACCACTTATAGATGACTACGACCTGATGGCCTCAAGCCTGTCAAACAACCTCATAGATTTTGATTCCCCACTATATGCTATCAAAGGCTTTCAGGGAGACAACCTGAATGAGCTTCAGACAAACCTCAAAACAAAGAAGATCATAGGTGTAGGTGAGGATGGTGACGTAGATGTCAAGACTGTTGATGTGCCATATCAGGCACGACAGGCGAAGCTTGAACTTGACGAGAAGAACATATACCGGTTTGGAATGGGACTGAATACCGCTGGACTCAAGGACACATCAGCAACTACGAATATAGCCATTAAGGCGGCCTACTCATTGCTTGACCTTAAGGCAAAAAAGATAGAGAAAGCTCTCAGGAAGTTCTTAAGGAAGATAGTAGAGATTGTCATTGACGAGATCAACAAGGCTGAGAACAAGGCATATAAGGCCGAGGATGTTTATTTTGAGTTCGCTCATGAGATTATGAGCAATGCTCAGGAAAATGCACAGATAGAGCTTACAGAGGCTCAGGTAAGGCAGACAGAGATCAATACAATACTCAATGTTGCAAGCATGTTTGATGATGAGACGATTATCAAAGCTATCTGTGACTGGCTTGATATTGATTATGACGAGATCAAGGACAAGCTGCCTAAAGAAGAGGAGAGCACGGAAGAGGCTCAGAAGGTGCTTGATAACATCAATACAGATGACGGAACGGAGGTGTGACAGATGGAAAGTAATAAAGTATACAAGATAGATCTTGATACTAGAGCGGTGCTGGTGCCGGCTGGAGAGGTCATCGGTGTATATCATGACAAAGATGTGAACCGACTGACTTTTGAAGTACCAGGAATATATAAAGGTATAGATCTCACAGGTTATCAGATATCAATCAATTACATGAATGAGGAAGAGCAGAAAGATTTGTACCTAGTCAATGAATGTAACATAGCCATGGGCGCAAACGACAAACCGGAGAGTATAACATTTGATTGGGTGGTAGGTGCTACTGCATGTGCTGTTCCAGGTGCATTAAGCTTTACAGTATGCTTTAAGAAGTTAGACAGTGAGGGCAATATACTAAACGAGATCAACACCAAACTCACGAGGATGAAGGTTCTTGAAGGTTGCGAGGCAGTTGAGAGCGAGAGTGAAGAGCGGTATATGACAGACCTTGCAGGACAGCTTTACAAGGAGATGGAAGAAGTAAAAAAATCTGTCAGTGATAGAAATACCAAGATAGCCACAGCTATCACTGAAAAAGGAGTGGCTACAGAACCAACAGATTCGGCGGATGTGATGGCTGGGAATATTAGAAAAATATCAAGCGGTGGAAATTTTGGCGTCACTGTCAATACATCACCTTACAAGCATCCTTATGGATATGTAACAAGCATATACGGAATACTGCCAGTAGAAACGGAGGTTAATTGATGGGATATAATATACAAAGAATAAGGCTGGGAAAAAAAGAGGCGGATTCAACGTTTTACAATGCGGACGTAAACGACGTAAAAATGCAGGAGATTGCGGCAGCCCTTGGCATGAAACTAAATATTGTAGAGTCTAACACTACGTGGATATTATACATGGGAGATGATGAGCACAACACAACAGGTTTTAAGTTTAGTCTTTCTGGAGTTAATCTGATTATGACAACTGTGATTCAGGGGGCTACTCCGTCCGCATCTACATATTGTTATTCGTATAACATGAGTTTGACTAGATCAGCCAATAGTGGTGCGGCTAATGCATTTTTGCATTTTGTATCATGCAAAGAAGGAGTGGTATTTGGAATTGGATGTTTCAGCGAGGGGGCTAACATTACTGATCTATTACATATCGTATTGCCTGCAAAAGATCTAAAAACAAATGAAGATAGAATAGTTTATATGTCATTCACTTCTGCTAGGTACATCATTTATTCTGATGTAGACGAGACATCTTATTATGCTCAGGCTTGGAGTCAGGCTAGCAACATACATGACGTGGTAAGTCTTGCTCAATATGTGTATCCTGCAGGGTATCTCGCTATTCCGTCAGCATATTATATATTAGCTGGACCAGATGTTGTTTCTAATGGTCCTAGTGAAAGTTTTGTTATAAACAATCAAGAATATTTTATTCCAGGTAATACATCATCAATATGGCGAATAGCTATTGAACTGCCAAAATCGGAACAGAGTTAACATATGAACAAAGCACAAAAGCAGGTTGCACAGGCACAACTAAATAGAGAAAAGCAGACAATCAAAGAACTCAAACAGGTATATCAGCGGGCATTGAGAGATTGTGAGCAGAAGATAAGAGAGCTTTCAGAACGAACTGATATGGAGAATCTGCAGAGTATCATCTATCAGAAACAGTATCAGGAGGCTTTGAAAGCGCAGCTTGAGGGTGTTCTGAGTAACCTGCAGTCTAACTCATATGCAACTGTGTCTGACTACCTGACGAAGTGCTACAGAGACGGATACACAGGCGTCATGTATGACCTGCAAAAGACAGGTATTCCAATCATCATGCCGATAGATCAGGCGGCAGTTGTGAGAGCTATTCAGACGGACAGCAAGCTCAGTAAGTCGCTCTACGACAAAATGGGCGAGGATGTGACATACCTCAAGAAAGCAGTCAGAGCAGAGGTATCAAGAGGCATTGCAAATGGCTCAACGTGGAATGAGGTGGCTGGTAAGCTCTCAAGACACATGGCAAATACTCCATTTCAGAAGGCTTATAACAACTCTATCCGCATTGCGAGGACTGAAGGGCATCGTATACAGGTACAGTCAGCACTGGACGCTCAGCACATAGCTAAGAGTAAAGGTACGGACATAGTGAAGCAGTGGGATGCCACCCTTGACGGAGCAACGAGAGAACATCATCAGATGCTTGATGGACAGATCAGGGAAGTGGATGAGCCTTTTGAGGTGGCAAACCTCAAGGTTGAGGCTCCTGGAATGTTTGGTCTTGCCTCGGAGGACTGCAACTGTCGCTGCTGCTTATTGCAGAGAGCAAGGTGGGCGCTGGATGATGAAGAGCTTCAGACTCTGAGAAAGCGAGCGGAATACTTCGGGTTGGATAAGACAAAGGATTTTGAAGAGTACCAGACGAAGTACTTTAAGGTGTCGTTTGAGATTGAGCATGAAAAAGATGTTGCAAATACCCAAAACGGTGATAGTATAAGAGATATAATGTTCAAGGCATCAAAGTCTGATGCTGGCATTATTAGAGATGAAAAAGCTGTTGTTGACGCATATTCACAGTTACCGGATAAAGTTCAGAAAACAATGGCTGATGTAACCTTTAATATGGGGCAGAACGGCAGTAGTTGTGATGTGAAAAAAGGCATTATTAACGTTGCCAAAGGCGCTGAGAAAGAGGATATAGACCATGAATTTGGACATCTGATAGAAGAACGTATGCTGGATCCTAAAGTTGTGGAAAAGTATAAGAAATATTTAACTGAGGGATTAAGCGATAAAAATATTACTACGGAAATATACGAAAATGATGCAGGGCAAAAATTTGCAATATATATTTTGCATGGCGATAAATTTATTAGCGAATATCAAGGCAGGTTATATGTTAGCCGCATATCTGATGCTGTTAATCCGGATGGAAGCATAAAAACTGAATTTTTATTGGAATCCACCTCAGAGCTTTTCAGAGTGTATCAAAAAGATAAAACAATCCTTAGTACATATGAAATCGGGTTAGTAGAGGAGTCTTTAAAATGAATTTAAAAGAAGAATTTTTAAATATTACATCGTATGAAGAATATAATAAACAAAGAGAAAAGTTTGGTACTTTGCCTCGTGATGCAGAATTTTTATCTCATTTAGACAAGTTGTATGGTTCAGGATACGTAGGCGGAGATATAGCCAATGGAGTTATAGAAGAACTATATAAACCCGGCAAAAGACACATAGGAGAAGAATAGAAAATAATGCTAGATGGATTACGAGCACTGTACAGAGATGTATGGTGTTTTTTTTATGCAAAAAATAGGAGGATGAAAGAATGCAGAAGTACATTGGAACAAAACAGATTGAGGCAAGACCGATGACAAGAGGCGACTATAACAATTACAGAGGATGGCAGATTCCAGCGGAAGAAAATCCAGCAGATGAAGGCTATCTCGTAAGATATTCAGATGGATATGAGAGCTGGTCGCCGGAGAAGCAGTTTAACGAAGCATACAGACCATGTGACAACATGACGTTTGGAATTGCTCTTGAAATGCTCAAGAAGGGCTTCAGAGTTGCAAGAAAGGGTTGGAATGGCAAAGGAATGTTTGGTGTATTCCAGAAGGGATATCCTGATGGCATACCATGTAACAAGCAGACCGCAGAAGCCTGGGGAATCAGCGAGGGTGACTTATTCAAGTGTAACCCATATCTGCAGATCAGATGTGTTGATGGTTCACACTCCATGTGGGTGCCGAGTATAAACGATTGTCTTGCTGAAGACTGGATAATAGTGGAGTAGAAACGGAATAGCAGATAATTCAGACCGTGTTTTTACCATGGTCTTTTTTTATGCCCAAAATCGGCTCAAGGCAGTAAAACTGTGACCGACAAAGAATAACTCCGGCAAGAGTGATAACTGCCATGTGTGGCTACGATTAAAGCCAGAAAGGATGGAACAATGGAATTAAAGGAACTGTTAGGAGATGACCTGTATAAGCAGGTACAGGCGAAGATTGACGAGAAGAACAGCACAGAGACAGATAAGCTCAAGCATGTAAGATACACAGATCTGTCCGAGGGCAAGTACGTCAGCAAGGAGAAGTATGATTCAGAACTTGAGAAGCTCAACGGACTGATCACCGGCAAAGACACGGAGATTGGCAATGCAAATAAGCTCATTGAGGAGCTTAAGAAAGCTTCCAAGGGTGACGAGGGCATGCAGCAGAAGATATCAACTTATGAGACAGAGAATGCAAGGCTTCAGAAAGAGCTTGAGGAGACTAAGGTCAACTCAGCTATCAAGGTGGCTCTGCTTGAGGCTCATGCGGTTGATACTGATTATATGACCTATAAGATCAAGACAACCCTCAAGGAGAAGAATGAGGAGCTTAAGCTTGATGATGAAGGCCACATAAAGGGATGGGATAACATGCTCACAGACTTAAAGACACAGTTCCCAGCTCAATTCACAGCTTCATCCGGCTCAGATGATGGCGAGAGGCACATCATTGAGAATAGACTGCCAGATCCTACAAATAAAGATACAGGACTGACGAGAGAAGACATATTGAAGAAATCATATGCAGAGCGTGCTAAGATTGCCCAGGAAACACCTGAGCTATATGAAGCTGCTATGCATGGAACAAAGTAAGGTAGAAAGGAAAAGGTGAAAGAATATGGCAATTACAAAGGTAAGTGACCTCATTAACCCAGAAGTAATGGGGGATATGATTGATGCAAAGGTAGAGGCACAGGCCAAGCTTTTAAAGTATGCCCATGTTGATACATCCCTTGAGGGTGTACCAGGAGATACAAAGACAGTTCCATCATGGAATTATATCGGCGATGCTGAGGATTTTGATCCGGAATCAGGAGATGAAATTGAGGCATCTAAGCTCACAGCAACAAAGAAGACATTCACTATTAAGTGTGCAGCTAAGAGCGTATCAATATATCAGACAGCAATCAATAGTGGTTTAGGGAACCCTGTTGGACAGGCTGAGACTCAGCTTTCAAAGTCTATTGTAGGCAAGTTGGATAATGATCTGCTTGATGCTGCATACACATCAGAGAATGTATATACACCAGATACTCTTGCAGTAATCGGATATGATGGCATTGTTGATGCTAACACAAAGTTCGAGGATGAAGAGGATGGAATAGAGAAGGTTATGTTCATAAACCCTAAACAGGAGGGAACGCTTCTCAAGGATGACAACTTTAAGTCAGCGGACAAGTTTGATAAGAGCGTTATTGTGACAGGCTCTATAGGTAAGATTGGATCATGCTGGGTAAAGAAGTCAAAGAAGATCAAGCTCATGACTTATGAGAAAGACACAGAGAAGGGAACTATTACTATAGTGGCTGATTCAACTGCTGAGTCAGACACAAACAAGCATCTTAGTACAGTTCAGCCAACATGCAAAGATGAGCTTGTAATCGGTGATAAGGTTAAGAGCCTTGCAGCTGGTTCACAGTATTATCTCTGCCCTATTATCAAGCTCCAGCCTGATTCAGATGAGACCGAGTTTACAGAAGAGGAAGCTCCAGCTCTTACAATTTTCCTCAAGAAAGATGTTCAGGTTGATCACGAATGGTTACCGAAGAAGCAGAGACATGATATCACAGCATCTAAGTATTATGGTGCTGCACTCACCAACGCTTCAAAGGTTGTACTTGCTAAGTTTAAGAAGTAAGGCGGTGGTCATATGATCATGACTGTCGATGAACTTAAGAAGTATGTAGACACCGAGGAGAAAGATTCAGTGCTTGAGGCTAAGCTTCAGGCACTGGAACTCCTGATCAGAAAATATACAAATAATAATTATCAGGACAGGAACAGGCGGTTTGTGGCTCCTGTGGACGCTGTGACAGGCTTTCAGTATGCATCTGAGCTGTTCAAGGTTGGCGACACTATACAGGTGTCAGAGTCACGCTACAACGATGGCTTGTACACCATCAAAGCTGTGGATATGGACAATGGACATATAGAGGTGAATGAGGAGCTTGTAAGCGAACCGGTCGTCATGGTGACAAAGGTGGTATATCCGATGGATATCAAGCTGGGAGTTGCAAACATGCTTTCATGGGACCTGAACAACCGGGATAAGGTCGGTGTACAGTCTGAGACCATCAGTAGGCATTCTGTGACTTATTTCAACATGGATGGTGATAATTCCATCATGGGATATCCAAAGTCACTGCTTGGCTTTTTAAAGCCATACATGAAAGCGAGGTTTTGAACATGAGAGGAATAGGCGGAAATGCAGTTGCAGATATACAGGTCAAGAGCATAACCAGAAACGAGATAGGTGAACAGGAAGTTGCATGGGTGTCAGAAGATACCTTGACTGGCTGGCTAGACCTCTCAGGCGGTGACAGTAAGTACACAACATATAATGCCAAGGTGCAGGAATCAACGCACATGTTCATAGCTGATTATAAACGTCTCAGTGACATGATCAAGGCTGAGAACAGCCGTATGGTGGTTAATGGTCAGGTATATGACATCATGCTGATAGATGATCCGATGGGGATGCATGAGCAGCTTGAGATATATCTGAAGTACACAGGAGGGCAGTAATGGGAAATGTGGAGTTCACAGACAACAGAATAAAGGTTGAGGCGGCTCTGGATGATGCTGTTATTGCCTTTCTGTACGAAGCTGCCGGAGAGGTCGAGGCTCAGACGAAGAGAGCACAGACGAGAGTAGACACAGGACAGACAAAAGGTGCATGGACGCATCATGTAGATGAAGATAAGGGCGAGGCGGTTATTGGTAATCCTCTTGAAAATGCTATCTGGGAAGAATACGGCACAGGTGAATACGCTCTGAAGGGCAATGGACGCAAAAAGCCGTGGGTTTATAAGGATGAGCGTGGTGACTGGCACACAACTCATGGTAAAAAGCCTCTCAGACCTTTACAGAAAGCCTTCTACAAGACAAAGGGCAAGATCATCAGGCGACTTGGCTCTATTCTCAATCAGACGTTCAGTGAGTAAGGCGGTGATGACGAATGACGACAGAGACATTATCATATATCAATAGCGTACTCACAGATGAGCTTGAGATTCCATACGCATTCATGGAGTGGCAGGATGACCCACCAGAGGCATACTTTGTTGGTGAATATTCTGAAGGTGATACACCTGAGGAAGATGGATGTCAGGAAATAACATTCATCATAGATGGATTCACAAGAGGCTCGTGGTTTAGCCTGGAGAAGTATAAACAGAAGATAGAACAGAATATTGAACGAACGGCAATCCTTGCAAGTGGTGCGGGGGTTGCCGTTTTTTATGGGAATGCGTCACCGATTCCAACAGGGGATGCAGACCTCAAACGTATACAGATCAATTTGACTATTAAAGAATATAAGAATGGAAGGTGATTATATCATGGCAGATACATTAACTTATGAAGAGTTTAAGTCATCCGGTATCACAGACAAGACACCGAAGAACATTGTGTTTGGTGCCGGAACGATTCACAAAGGGCTCAGGTATGACGCATCAAAAAAGACATGGAACTTTGCTGAGTCTTTGATCGGTGCAACATCCGGCGGTACAAAGCTGTCAATCAAGCCTGAGCTCAAGGATATAGAGGTCGATGGTGCATCAGTTAAGGTTAAGGAGTTGGCAGTTAAGATAGGCGAGACAGCACAGATGGATACTAACATGGTGGAGCTGTCGCCTGAGACGATCAAGATGGCTATTATTGGACAGAATGGCACATCAACAGCGGAAGGATACGATGTGATCGAATCCAAGGCAAGAATTGAAAAGGATGATTACATTGAGAACTTCGGATATATTGGAAGATTCTTAGATGGTCGTCCTGTTATCGTGATCTTTGACAATGCGCTCTGTACATCAGGCCTTGAGATAGAGGGCAAGAACAAAGAGAATGGCACATTTGCGCTGACTGTTGAGTGCTATGCGGATCTGTCACCGGCAGCTGATACATTGCCATACCACATCTATTTGCCTACAGGCACGACAACGGAGCAGGTTCAGCAGTCTATAGATTCCAGTACAGAAGTAACAGACTAATTGACATAGAAAAGGAGAGATAATCATGGGAACAACCGAGATAAAAAAGAATAAAGATGTAGTAGAGAATACCGAAGTAGTAGAAGATGCCAAGGCAACAGAAGATGTGCAGGAGATCAAGCCATATACACTTAGAAATCCAAAGGCTACAGATATAGCTGCATTCCTGAAACTGTTCAGCAAGCTGGGGGTAAAGGACTTCAAAGATTCATTCAGCGGCAATGGGTTCAAAGAGCTCATTGCGAAGGAACGTGAGAAACTTGCTGGTGATGAGGATGATGAGGACACATCGAAGTTCCTTGAGAATGTGGGTATTGGTCTTGCATTCGAGCTTGTAGATGTGATCCTGACAAAGCTGTCAGACTGTCAGCGTGAGGTATTTGTCTGCCTGTCACACCTGTCAGGAATGACAGTGGATGAGGTAGCAGATCTTGACCTCTCTGTATTCACACAGATGTTGTATGATGCGGTCACACTTCCAGGTTTTGCGGATTTTATCTGGGTTGTTTCAAACTTGTTCAAGAAGAGACAGTAGGCTATCTCAAGTTCATGGATCTCATATTCAAACGATATGCGGATCCGTACACTCTGCTTGATACGATGATAGACAATCAGAGCTTTGATGAGTTTGTATGCACATTCGTGCGGTTAGACGATGACGATAAGCTCTGGGATATGTATATTCACAAGTGTTGGGAAAATATATCATTCAATGACTTCAAGGCAAGGCTGTACGGCACATCAGGTGGCGGTTCACAGCCAGTCAGATCAGGGGCATTTGAGAGCAGAGGCGAGCTTGAAGCAACCATAAAGGATTCTATGTCAATCATAGAAAATTTTAAGCCATAGGGGCACACAGAACGTGTGTCTCTATTTTTTTATTATCGAGGAAAGGGGGTAGACCCTTTTGGAAGTATTTAAGATACTGGGAAGAATCGCAGTATCAAATGAGGATGCGAATGAGAAAATTGAAGAGACTGGCGACAAGGCAGAGAAGACAAGCAAAAAGATGAGTTCTGTGTTTGGCAATATCGGCAAGTTTGCGCTCAAGGCAGCAAAGGTAGCCGTTGTTGCGACAACAGCTATGGCCACTGGAATAGCTGGCATCACTGCTAAGGCTGTAAGCGAGTATGCGGACTACGAGCAGCTTGTTGGTGGTGTTGAGACACTGTTCAAGGACAGTTCAGATAAGGTTGTTGAGTATGCGAATAATGCATATAAGACGGCGGGATTGTCAGCGAACGAGTATATGGATACTGTAACGAGCTTTTCAGCGTCATTACTACAAGGCCTTGAAGGTGATACAGCGCAGGCTGCCGAGTATGCGAATCTGGCCATAACAGACATGTCAGATAATGCCAATAAGATGGGCACCAGTATGGAGATGATTCAGAACGCATATCAGGGCTTTGCAAAGCAAAACTACACCATGCTTGATAACCTCAAGCTTGGTTATGGTGGTACTGCATCTGAGATGGCAAGGCTTATCAATGATTCTGGTGTACTTGGTGATACCATGACCGTGACAGCAGATAACGTCAACAGTGTATCATTCGATAAGATGATTGAGGCTATACATGTTGTGCAGACTAACATGGATATAACAGGCACTACCGCAAAAGAAGCAGCCACGACAATACAGGGATCCATCGGCATGGTGAAGTCCGCATGGGCTAATCTGCTCATAGGTATGGCAGACCCATCTCAGGATATGGGAGTGCTGATGAATAACCTTGTTGATTCGGCTATGGCTGTAGCAGATAATCTTGTTCCAAGGATAGCCGATACACTGCCGAGGGTGGTTACAGGGCTGTCTCAGCTGACTCAGAAACTGGCACCATACATACCGCCTCTTATTGAGCAGTTACTGCCATCGTTGATACAGGGAGCGACATCGTTGTTGTCTGAGGTGGTCAATAATCTGCCCGGAATACTTGAGACATTACTGCCCGGCATAGGTGGGGAATTGGGCCAGTCGATATCAACCGCTCTAAATTCTATTTTTAGCACCCTGACATCGATTTTACCATCGATTCTGCAGTTGGTGGGACCTGTGCTGACAACACTGTCAACACTGCTTAATCTGCTTTTACCACCGATGATGCAGATTATTCAGGCGGTTTTACCGCCACTTACGAATCTGATCAATATGCTTTTGCCGCCGGTGACTCAGATTATTCAATCTTTACTGCCTGTTTTGATGGCTATTTTGCAGCCTATACTTGAATTGTTACAGCCGTTTTTGGATATGTTGACACCGATTATCGACTTGGTAATGCAGGTAATCACACCACTGACAGATCTTATCAATATGATATTACCACCACTGGCGGAAATACTTTCGATGCTGATGGAAGATTATCTAAATGTGCTGAAACCAATCCTTGAATGGTATTGTAAGATGCTTTCAGGAACGCTTAAAGCTGCCATCAAGTTGATAGTTACAGTGATCAATAACTGTAAAGAATCATTTGCTGCAGCTTGGCGGGGAATCAAGAAAGCATGGAACGCGGCACAGAGTTTTTTAGTAATATAGGATCCAATATAAAAGGTGCATTTGCATATGTAGGCACATGGTTCAGTGATATATTCAGCAAGGCATATAATGGGGTTAAGAATAAATTTTCTCCGATAGTGAACTTCTTCTCAGAAACATGGCAGAAGATCAAGAATATATTCGGCAAGGTTGGAACAGCAATAGCAGACGGATTATCTAGCGCTGTGACATCAGCGGTCAATGCGATACTGAGCAAGGCTACAGGGATTATCAATGGCTTTATCCGGGCAATCAATTCGGCTATATCAGTCTTGAATAAGATCCCAAAGGTGTCGATATCGAGAATAGATGAGCTTGACGCTCCGCAACTTGCTGAAGGTGGTGTGCTTAAGCGTGGTCAGGTTGGTATCCTTGAGGGTAATGGAGCTGAGGCTGTAGTGCCACTTGAGAAGAATACTGGCTGGATCAGGAAAGTTGCGGAGGATATGGCAGATATAACAGGTGGAACACCTGTGGGAGGTGACTCAGAGTGTTTGAATGTACTGTATAAGATATTAGAGATCATTAAACATATAGATGATAATCTGTATGACCTGATAGTGAAAGCTTTGACTGATGGGGTAAGACTAAAGATAGACGGCAGGGAGTTTGGAAGGATGGTGAAGGCGAATGCTTGAACAGCTTAGATATGTGAATCACTTAGGTGAGACTATAGAGTTCGGGAAGAAGGGTATCTTTGCCAACTCAAACGATCTCAGAAACTACGAATATGCATACGATAGCAGCAGGAACCGTGCCGAAAATTTCAGAACAGGGGTGGTCTCAAAGACCATCCCTGTTGTTATATCGGCAGAAAGTAAGAAGAAGTGTATCGATCTTAAGAATAGACTGTATGAAGTCTGTGAAAAAGACATCATAGCAGAACAGAAAGGGAAGCTCTATATAGGAGATTACTATCTTGAATGCTATGTGTTTAGTTCGGCGAAGAGCAATTATCTTGACGTGGCTACATCGATGAATCTGTCACTTAAAGTAGTAACAGATGGTGGCAGATGGATGAAGGAAGAGTTGCACAACTATAAGCATGTACCAGATAAGTTTATTGAAGGTAAAGGCTATGAGTATTGTTATGAATATGATTACAACTCAATTTCTGACAATATCAGTAAGCTTGAGGTGGACGACTTCAGAAACTGTGATTTTGTACTCAGCATACATAGTGGTGCTGTTAATCCAGTCATATATGTTGACAATCATTACTACAGCGTTAGGTGTGTTGTTGGCGATGGAGATAAGATCGTTATTAATTCTGCAGAGCTTACGATAACTCTTGTGAAAGCAGATGGAACCCGGGAAAACATGTTCAGATACAGGGACAAGCAAAGCGATGTGTTTGAAAAGATATCCCCCGGGAATCATCGTGTGATGTGGAATGGAAGCTTTGATTTTGATTTAAGTGTAATACATGAGAGAGGTGAACCAAAATGGACATAAGGTTGATATACACTGATGCAGACAGGGTAGAACAGGGATATCTCAGGAACTTCAGCGCAGATGTGGATGTTGCAAAGGATAAGGATTTTGAGATAACTGTAGCTAGGGATAATAACATTCTGCGAGGTGGCTCATGGTGGTATATCAACAACACAGAATACGGTGGCATAGTTGATAATGTTGGAGTTGTTACTGCAGACAGGGAGATTAGGTATACGGGCCGGAATCTCAGAGGCATACTTTGCGACAAGATTATTGAGCCACCGAATGGCGAAGACTACAGAATCGTAACAGGTGATGCAGTTACAGTGATCAATAAGCTCATTGAAGTGGCTGGACTTAGCAGCATATACAGAATGACAGGCGAATCATGGAATGTACAATCATTTCAGTTCAACAGATATGTGAGTCTCTATGATGGCATATGTGCGCTGTTGAGCACCCAGAACAGGGTCCTCAGGCTTGTGGTTAAAGATGGATATGTGACTATGAGTAGTGCGGTGCCTTACGATTATACAGAGGATAAGGATTGTATGAGATCGGATATCAACTACAATATCACACAGGTCAAGAATGGATATAATCATCTTATCTGCCTTGGTCAAGGCGAGCTCAAAGACCGTCAGGTGCTGCACTTGTACGTTGATAAGGTGGGAAATATCACTGATACGCAGACATATAAAGGCTTGGAAGAACGCACAGCAATATATGACTATAGTTCGGCAGCAAATATTGATGAGCTTAGAACAGGCGGTATAGCAAGAATACAGGAGCTTAATGTGGACAGCTTAGATATGACACTACCAGATATGTCAATGCAGATTGGGGATATTACTGGTGGTACAGAGGATATTACAGGAATCACCGTCAAGAAACAGATAACAAATATCATAGCTAAGATAGATGATAACAGCATAGACATTGAATATTCGGTGTCGTAGCGGAAAGGGTGGAAATATGAAGATAATAACAGGAAAAACAGGGAAACCACATGTAACGAGTGCAGATGATAGAGCCTTGCACAGAGCAGAATGGGATGGCGATGGATTTTTGTAGGTCTCCCAGCCACCAGTGCTGGTTAATTCAACGACACTTAGAGTATATCCGTGTGACATTATGTTTCAGGGGTGCCATGCTAGGGTTACAGGTACATATGAAGATCTTACTTTCCCCAGTGGAGAAACAGGTAAAAAGCGAGTTGATATTCTTGTTGCAAGATACACGCTGTCAGAGGAAGGACTTGAGGATATGTCATTGCTGATCTTGACAGGGCAGCCTGTAGAATCCTCACAGGAGCCACAATCACCTGTGTATGAAACTGGCATAATAGCCAATAATGTAAGTGTCGCCGACATGCCGCTTTACAAAATTATACACGATGGAATAAATGCGAGTGGGCCAGTTGCGATTGCATCAACTTTCCCCCCACTTAGTAATAAATATACAAAAGAGGAGTCAGATTCAACGACAGAGAATATCATCCAGGAGATATCGAAAGTCGGAAAAACAGCCGCAAAGGCACAGTCTATTGCAAATGACGCAGCATCAATGGCTGAGGAAGCTATAGGTAGGGCTGAGGAAGCGCAGAGAACAGCAGACACTGCATCATCGAAAGCGGATAATGCACAGAACACGGCAGATGCTGCAAAAACAGATGCTGCTAATGCGCAAAGCTATGCGGAAAAAATTGCAACAAAAAGCCTTGTTATATCTGATATAGTAGGCGTAACAGCGACTATACCAGGAACTGACGCAGGAACAACACTTCAATATGACGTTGAGGTTGAGTTGCCTAATACGGGTAGAATATTAGTTATTCCTAAAAATATCCCTAGTGGTGTCACATACATGGGATATGAAGCTTCTTCAATAAATCAGACTACATATTCGATAACTGTAAAAGCAAAAAATACAAACAAAGCAGATTCAAATATAAGCTTAGTTGTAGTAGGAGTTGCAAGACCTAAGAATCTTATATAGGGGGTTGAGCATGTATATAAATTTTGAAACAATAATTCAGGTTGGGAAGGTACTTGGAGCTCTTGTACTGATAGGAGGGATACTCATATCAATATATAAATGGTATTCCAGGCAGAATGAGCAGGATGCGGAGATCAAGAAGATGAAAGAGGAGCAGTGCATACTTACATATGGTACACTTGCGTGTCTTAAAGGTCTAAAGGAGCTTGGATGTAATGGACCAGTCACAGAGGCTATTGACAAGATGGAAAAACATCTGAACAAAGCGGCACATGATCAGGAATAGGAAGGAGATATAATCATGGATAAGTTAGCAATATTATTATTAGTTGTTGCAGTTCTTTGCACTTTGATATCGGTAATAACGGAATTTACAAAAGAGGTTGGAATACTGAAGAAGATTCCAACCTCTTTTCAGGTGCTTATAACAAGTCTCATCATATGTGAGATATGCTTGTTTGTAGCATTATCATATTTCGATATTCGGCTACTATGGTATTACCCTGTAGCTGTGTTCTTTGGTGCTTTTATTATCGCATTCATATGCACCAGAGGATGGGACTACCTGATCGAAATATTTAAAC